AGTTCCAAATGAACCAAAGATAACCGGAAGAAGAATTATGAGCAAGAATACGTGTAAAATAATCTTACCGATTTTTGGCTCACCATATTCATTTTGATAGTTAAATAACTTCATAGTTTTTTTGCTTTTATTAATTAATTAAAAAGGAATATTTTCTACACGAATTTCTTCGTCTTCTACTTCTTTTGTTCCAATACTTCCGTCTTCATTTTTTATAAAACTTTCTTGTGGTTTCCATTCATTCAATTCTGAATAAAGGACACCATCACGACTACGTTTTACATCTACGTTACAATACCCACGACCATTGGTATTTGCTTTTAACCATTCAATAAACTTTTCAGTTTTGAATGATAAGTTTGCTAACACGAACTCCGGTGCTGATTCACGTCTTGATGTGAATAGACCGTCAATGAATTTTTTTTCACTCATAGTTTTTTTACTTCTTATTTATTAAACTTTCTAATTTCTCAATAATTGAATCGTAATTGTCTTCCTTTAGAACGTGAGTTGTTTTAGCGAACACAAATATTTCATAAGCCTTAGCTGTATCACCTTCCATTCCTAATTGTTTACATAGACTAGCAATCTTTTCCTTCTTAGGTGGTTGTGGTCTTAAACTTGTTCCAAGTGTTCCTGGTTGAACTTTATTACTAGCAAGGTTACCATCATCATCTTCTGCTTCAAGTCCTAATAATGATTGTAGTGAATAACGTCTGTAATAAGTAATCGCACTACCCATCTTTTGTGGGTCTGTTAAATCAGGAAGTGTGATGGTTGAACTATATAGAGTTTTTGATTCTTTTGTATCATATAATACTGTTGATAAAGCCGGTCTTCCGTTTACATTATCTAATGGTTGTAGAATTACCACTTCCATTTCATTTAATACTGGTTTAATAATTTCCAGTAACTTGTTAATGTCAAAGTATTTTGACTTGAAGAAAGGATTCTCACTATCTTTTGAGATAGAACTAACTTTCATTTGAAACTCAAGTAATTTTTTCATTTTATTTATACTTAATTTTTAGATAAGATTCAGCACTATTTAGATAAGGTTTTATTTTTAGAACATCTTTTATGATATCTACTGGTTCTTTACCATCTAACTTTTGACCATACTTCCACTTTATAATTAACATTATTAAGAACTTTCTTTGTTTATCTGTTAATTTTTCTATCTGCTCAATCGTGATTATTCTTTCTACTATTTCAGTCAACGTTTCTGCTAACTGTCTTGGGTCACTATAATTTATCATTGTCATTATTGACATATATTTTCAAGATAATTTTTTAAGTCTTTACCGTTTCCTAGCCACAATATTTCTCCATCTCTTACTTCAGTAATTTGTAGATTCAATTCAAATGCTCTTTTTAGATTAGATGCTTTTTGAATGTGTAATATATTTAGAGCCATAGAGTTGAGAATAAAATTGTTAACGTTGCTAAGAAATAAATCGACTCTTTTATCTCTGACCTGTTGTATGCTTTTTTTTCTTTGTCTTGGTTTTTTTTCCATTCACTTTTTTTCATAGATGTAAAATTAATTTTTTTTAAACTTAATTTAATGGGAACTAAGGGAGAAGTAATCTTTTGACTTACCGGAGTAAGTTGTCTTTTGGACTCAACTACTAACTCCCTTGTTCTTATATATTAAGTATAGCACATCTATTTATAAAGTCAAGCATTTTATCCACTAATTAAATATGTGTTTTTATTGGCTTTTTTCAACATTTTCCAAAGTTATCAACAGGTATTAATTAATCTTCATCATCTTCATCTTTTAAATTCTCTTTATATAAATCGGTTCTTGGTCTATATTCTGCTTCTTCTAACATTCTTTGCTGACCTAACGATTGTTTCTCATCCCAATAACAATCCCATTTACATCCAGTTGTTAGCATCCTAATCTCACCGGCACATTTTAATGTTTCTTGATAAGCACCTTCTTGTGAAACTATTTTTTTAGCAATCTCAATTATTCTTTCTCCAACTCCTTTTCTGCCAAGTTTTTCACAATAATCTCTCATTATCTTGGCATCTTCAAAATATCTAATTCCCATATATTTTAAATTACTTCTAAATCATCAATGGTGATATTTCCAATATCAAACATTTTTAATCTGTTATCTACAATCACAGATAAACCGTGACCAAGATTATTTGCTAAAGCACTACCAATTAATATTCCAAGTCTATCAGATTTTTCAATGTCTTCAATAACACTTTCTATTGAGTTATCAAATCCCATAAAAAAATTACCATTAGGATTTATATTGTGTATTTCTTTCCAACCATTATCTTTCAACCACTCAATCAAATCTGATTTTTCTGCTTCAAAAATATTTTCTCTACCTTCATTTTTTACTTTTAGTTTCATATTTTTAATTAAGTCTGTCTAGAGAAATCTTTCCATTTAAAAGATATTCTATAACAGTTATTTGTTTATAACCTGTTTCTTCACACAACTTTTTAATCTTATCTTTTGTCACCTTTGAGATTCTAATCAACGCTTGGCTCTCTCTTAAACTTTCTTTATCTGGTTTAGGCATATTAATTTAAATTTAATACATAAGATTGTTTATCCGGAACTCTGTCTAAATATTTTATCTTAACATTACTTCTTGCTTCAAATTCTTCGTCTGATTCTGTATAAAATAATGTAAAAGTTTGCTTCCCAAATTTTTCTTCCAAAATATTTACCAATTCTTCTCTATCTAGAAATACTTTCATACTATTTAATAATCCCTAACTGTCTTCTTAATTGGTTGATACCATTAAGCTTACCAGTCATAGGTGAATTATGTTTAGCTCCACGATGATAACAATAGTTTAGACAATCCTTTAAAAGGTTAATCTCCGTCTTATCATCAAAAATAACTTCTTGTTTAGTTTCAATCACGTGATGAATGAAATGCTTAAATGTCATTCTCATAATAATATAGTTAATAATTAAATCTGTTACTATTGTTACTATACTGGCTCTCCCCACTCTCTCTAGGCAATCCGTTTAACTTCGATATACACCGTTCCTTTCCCTAGTTTACCTAGTTCCAGTTATTGTTTAGTTAATTGAATTGTTTGCCTGTCGGTCGTGGTCTTCACCAGTAAATGTATTGTAGCACACTCTGTTTAATAATTCAAGTGTTTTATCTAACCCTTAAATTAGTTAATAATTTTGGAGTTTTTTTCGCTTTTCCAACGTCTAGCAAAAGCAGACAATTCTTTTCTTTTTATTTGTTCTTTAATTTTGCTATTTTGACTGTGTATCTTTTTACAATTATCGCATAAACGATTCTTTCCTTCAAGTTCTTTTCCACACTCACATATAATAGAAACTGACTTTGTTCCACGATACCATCCTTTTTCCCATCCGGTCTTAGAACAGACACAATTATGAGTTAGGCATTTCTTGACAACTCCGGATAGGAAAATTTCTCCTGGTCTAGTTCCCATCTCTGTTGTCATTTCTATTTGGCAACCTTTATCTGAATGATGATAATGTTCGTTCTCTAAATAATCAGCATAACCTGATGGGTTGTAAAATTCTTCTGGCATAATTTTTGATGTTTTCATAGGTGTAATATTAATTATTATTTATTAGTTTTGTAAACCATATTGCTCTACCCAATCGTCAACTTCTTCTACTTCTACTTCACAATGCTCTTTACAGTCCGGACAAATTTCCATATCTCTATATGATGGACTCATTTCCGCACCGCAACAATTTGATGAATAAATTTTAGACATAAATTTTTTTTAATTAATTATAATAGAATTATAGCAAATAAAAATATGTTTGTCAATACCCTATAAACATTGGTGTTTATGAGTTATACACAGAATAAGTTTTTGCGATAATATACTTGAATTATTAAACAATGTATGCTATAATGTAATCATAGGTTAAGATAGTTAAGTATATTAGCCGATGAAAAAAATAGAAAAACAATAGAAAGCTAGTTTCCTGGAGTAAAGTTATAAATAATCCAGGTTTTTTGGCATCAAATATTAGTATGGAAGATGACGAACAAGAAGATGAAGAATGGGAAAACTGGAATGAGATTCTAGACGATGAATCCAAAACTTCACAAGAAATTGAAAAAGAATTTAAAAAGAATTAATGCGAATGTATGGAGAATTATAGGTCATCTAAAGCAATTATTCAATGGGAAAAACATAGAAAAATTACTCCATATAAAATGTCTGACGGAGTTATATTAGATGTTACTAAAGAATTTATAAAGGAATATAGGGAAAAACATTCAGTTTGTGAAATATGTGGTGAGCCAGAAAAGATATCTACACAAAACAGAAAAAGATACGGTGAAGTAAAAGAGTTGAAACCGAATCAATTATGTATAGACCACGACCACAAGACAAATAAATTTAGGGGATTACTTTGCGTGAAATGTAATCAGACACTTGGATGGATAGAGAAGAATATGAAAACCTATCAAGATTATCTGGATAAAAATAAGTATGAAAGTAAATAAGGATGACACGATAGCACAATTAATGCGTTTAACCTGGTCTTCATTAGACAGCCACCTTCAGTATATATCTACTGATTCTAAAAATCCGGTATTAGGTGGAAAGAAAACACAAAAGAAATTTGTAAAAGAATATATAGAAATGTTGAATCTGTTAAACAAATTATTGTAGAGTTAAAAAGCGTTCATTGAATTAAAATATTAGCAAGGTGAAACCTAGAAAAAAAATGTAATGCCATAATGGCGGTTTCTTAGTGGAGTAACCTTGCTTACTCTTTGTAGGGATAGTGTAATGGTAACACTAACGATTCCAAATCGTTCATTCTGGGTTCAAGTCCTAGTTCCTATGCGTAAGTATAGTAAAGCGGTCAAATACGCCTGGCTGTAAACCAGGTGCTTCGGCTTCGTTGGTTCGAATCCAGCTGCTTACACATTGTTTTCTGCGGTGTGTATATAGTTTAGTGGAAAAACCTTGGGTTGTGATTCCAATGTCGTGAGTTCGATTCTCACTATACACCCCATAGAAAATAATAGTATAGCTACGTAGAGAAAAGGCATCTCGTCAGTCTCATAAGCTGAAGTTATGGGTTCGATTCCCATCGGAGCAACATTCGTCTGCCACGTGTAGAAGTGAATCCCTGATAACGTTAATTTATTGACGTTGTTTGTTTCTATGATAAGCGTTGCGGTAGCGTGCGTGATTTGGATTCACGTGGGGAAGGTTCGACTCCTTCATCGTAGACATAGTTTAAAATCATCCGTTGGCGAAGTGGAAACGCTGCTGTCCGCAAAACAGAGATGCGTTGGTTCGATTCCAACACGGATGTCAAATTGTTTGTTGACTTCTTACTAATTTTCATTCAGAGGAGATGCGATGAATGGCTAGATAGACATCTTCGTCTAGTAACTAATTGGTAAGACGTTAGTAAATAATGGGCGATAATGTTCCAAGGTAGGCGAAAATCATTTGCGATGAATTTGGGTGGGTTCGATTCCCACATTGTCCACACCAAGAAAATATGAAATGCTAAAGAGAAAGATGACGAATGCTTGACCAGCTCCATCTACACCGTATCAAGGTAAAGCTAACAATTAACTTTTATGTCCGGTTAAATATGAAATTCAAATCTAGAAACAAGCATAAAAGAAACCTTAGTATTAAATACAAATGGAAGATGAATAAAGTATTTAAGATACTAAAGGAAAACAAAGTAGAGTTAAGGGCTATAAAGGCATTCGATTTGCTTAGTAGCAAAGACCAGAGTTCAATTCTCTGATAGTCCACAAACAACAATATATAACCAGCGAATGCTGAAGGGATAGTGAAAGCTATTCGTGGGAGAAATCCCAATCGTCTTATTAGTTTAGTGGTAAAACAGTTGCCTTGTAAGCATCAGACAGTGGTTCGATTCCACTATTCGGCTCAATGATGAATAAAGAAAAGAAGAATCCTAATAAAAGATTCATAGTAAGAAAATATATAATGGCTCAATCAGCAGCCGATGCTATCAAGAAAGATAAGTTAGCACCGGTCTTTGACGTATGGGTAGATGATGATTATAAAAAGGATAATGAAATTGGATTTATAGTAAAAGAATAATATGATGGATAGACTAACTAATCACGGTAAAATAGTTTGTAAAGAATGTGGTAAAGTTATCGCACAATGTAGATGTATTAGTTGTGATAAGACTATTACTGAATCAATTTGTGATGAGTGTGCTAAAAGATTAACTGGATGGTTACCAAATGATTAAATATTAGATTAAATATGGAAGAAGATAAGGATACAACTGAAGATGAAACCTTGAAAGATATTTCAAACAGCACTTGGGGTGGAGCTAGACCTAATGCTGGAAGACCACGTGGTTCAGAGAATGAAGAAACAAGAAAGAAAAGGGTAGTTGAAGAAGAATTTAAGCAAAGAGTTTTAAGAAGTGCTAACAAACTTATCAGCTCCCAAATGAATCTAGCACAAGGAGTTCAAATGCTATATGTTATTGAGAAGACTGAAAAGGGTGCTAATAAGAAACCTAGATTGATAACAGACCAAGAAACTATTGAAAAATATCTAGCCGGTGAATTAGATGATAATACTAATGAATACTATTTCATCACAACTGAAAGACCAGACAATAGAGCATTAGATAGTTTATTTGATAGAGTATTTGGTAAATCAGTAAATAACATTGACGTAACGTCTGACGGTAAACAATTACCACAACCACTATTATATGGCATTTTCGATAACGACAGCAACAAAGAAGGTAATAGCACTAACAAAGAAGATTAGAGCTGTTGCCGGTGGAACTTCAGCATCAAAGACTATATCAATTCTATGTTATTTAATAGATAGAGCACAAAGAGATATTAAACCAACATTAACAAGTGTAGTTTCTGAATCAATCCCCCATTTAAAACGTGGAGCTATCCGTGACTTTCAAAACATAATGAAAGAACAAGGATATTGGGATGATAAGAGATGGAATATATCTGATTCAATCTATACGTTTGAAACAGGAAGTAAGATAGAGTTCTTTTCAACTGATAATGGGGATAAGTTAAGGGGTTCAAGACGTGACCGTTTGTTTATAAACGAAGCGAACAACACGACACTAGATGCCTTTGACCAATTAGAAGTTAGAACAAAAGAGTTTGTATTCCTTGATTGGAATCCATCTAATGAGTTCTATTTCTATACTGATATTTTAGGAAAGAGAGAAGACGTTGAGTTTATCACATTGACATACTTAGACAACGAAGCATTAAGTCCGGAGATTGTAAGCTCTATTGAAGCACGTAAGCCTAATAAGAGATGGTGGCAAGTTTACGGATTAGGATTATTGGGAGAAGTTGAAGGTAAGATTTATAAAGATTGGCAGATTATTGATGAACTCCCACACGAAGCAAAATTAGTTAGATATGGATTAGATTTCGGATATAGTAATGACCCAACTTCTATTGTAGCATTATATCAATACAATGGTGGTTATATCATAGATGAGATTACTTATCAAAAAGGATTAAGTAATAAACAAATAGCGGATATTTTAAAAAATGTAGATAGATGTTTAGTTATAGCAGATTCAGCAGAGCCTAAGAGTATAGATGAAATCAAGAGCTATGGCATAAACATCATTCCTTGTGTAAAAGGAAAAGATAGTATCAATCAAGGTATTCAATACGTTCAAGACCAACGTATCAGTATGACTAAAAGGTCATATAACGTCATTAGAGAATATAAGAACTTTCTTTGGATGACTGATAAGGATGGTAAGATATTAAACGTTCCTGAAGCTGGATTTGACCATTCAATGGATGCTATCAGATATGCTTTTGACTCAATGAAGCCAAAGGTAAACAATATATTTAATTCAATGCCAAGTAAAGTTGGTTTCAGATAATCAATATGGAATATAAAAACATAAGTGAAAAGGTTAAACAAATAATTGATGACAGTAAGAACTCTTATTTGGAACTTGTAGAAGGAAAGGGGGCTAATAGCATTCAGCCTATTCTGTTTAATCAACGTGAAACATTAAGAAAGATTAACTTCTATATCAATAACAGATACACAGAACGTGATGATGATGCTATCTTCTGGAATATTAGTAATCCACGTATCACTCACTTTGCTAAGTTAATCAGTCCGGATACAAAAGACTTCTATCCTTATGGGATGGGTCAACATAACTTCTTACAAGCCTGGGCGTTAAGAAAGAAAGTAAGAAAATGGTTTGATGATGAACAGTTTTACAGAACATTAAATGATACAGCAGAAGGAGAATCAACTTATGGTTCAACTGTCTGGAAGAAATACAAAGAAGATGGCAAGATGTGTGTTAAGGAATCAAGATTAGATAACTTATACTTTGACCAAGCGATTGAATGGATTGAAGATACTGACATTGTAGAACTACACGACCTTACAATTCACGACCTATGGGAAAAAGATGGTGCTTGGGATAATATTTTAGAAGTATTTAAAAAGAATAAGAAAGCAAAGAGATTTGAAGTTTGGGAGTTTACAGGATACTGGCAAGACAAGGAAGATGAAAAGCCTATTTATAAACATTGTATAGGTCACGGATACGGAGATGATGAAATAATCCTATGGGAAGAAGAACTAGAAGAAGATGATTGTCCTTATCTAGACTTCCATTTAGGAAGATATCGTGGTAGATGGTTAAGAATGGGAGTAGTTGAAAGATTATTTGACTTACAAGAAAGAGCAAATCAATTAGTTAATCAAAACGCTGCTGTTACTGAAATATCTTCTCTATTACTATTAAAGAGTAATAACGCAGATATCACTGGTAACGTATTAGAACAAGCAATCAATGGTCAAATCATTGGTGATGAATCTTTACAACAAATAGCTATTCAAAACGCTGGATTAGGACAATTCATTCAAGAAATGAATATGATTAATCTTCAAGCTGATAAGATTTGTTTAACACCTGAAATCGTTCAAGGTGAATCAAGTCCATCTAATACTACATTTCGTGGTATCGCAGTAGTTAATGCCGGAGCAGTTACAGCTTTCAAGAACTATCGTCAAGACTTATTTGAAAAGATTGCTAACTTCCTATTAAAAGACATCTTCCCACCATTAGTAAAACAATGGTCAAGAGAAAAGATGATTGAAATGTCTGAAGATGATGAAGATGTAGAAGCATATGATAAGGCGGTAGTTGAATGGTCAAAACGTCAAGCATTATTAGAAGGAAACGTAATCACTCCTGAACTAGAAGCAGAGATTACCGGTAACGTTCAAGAAAACTTAAAGAAGGTTGGTCGTAGAATAGAGTTAGAAGATGGATTCTTCAACTTCAAATGGGGATTCAAGATGATGGCTACTGATGAAAGCGTAGATAAGTCTGCTCAAAATGATGCTTACTTCAATGCTTTACAAATGATTGGAGCTAATCCAACATTAGGTGATATTCCTTTATTCAAGCAATACTTGGAAAACAATGGTATCAGTCCACAAAAGATGACACCATCACAAAAGCAAGAGCTACAACAAGCAGCTCAAGGTGGAGCAGGAACAATGCCTGAACCAAGACAGCCAGATAAGTTACTGACACAAGCACAACAATTAAAGTAATATGATGAATATATTAAACTTCATAACTAAAACAGATTATCCAGAGTTCAAGAAGATGATGATAGAAGAATTTGTTACTAGACCACTAGATATCAAATCAAATACAACAGCCGGTATAGCATTAGAAGTTAGAGCAAGTCAAATAGCAATAGAAAAGTTACTCAAAGCCTTCAAGAAATTTGAAGCACAAGCAATTCCAGAAGTCAAGGAAAATAAGAGCTGGAAGTAGGGAGAATGGTATAGTCTGATGTTCAACTCATCAGCTCCCACAGATTAGCCCACTTATAGGCGATGCCACTAAAGGCTTAAAAAAGACTTATAAACTAACAGGCACTAAACGCCTACTAAGAAGAAATTCTATGGAAGAAGATGAAATTAAGGTTGAAGAACCTATCGTTGAAAACGAAGAAGAACTTGAAAAAGATGTTGACTATTCAAACACACCTTGGTATGAAAAACCAGAGTCTGAATGGGATACAGATGATGCTGCTGAAGCTAAGAAAGCACTTAAAACTGCTATGGCTCAAAAAGCTCATTGGAAGAAAAAGGCTACACAGGTTAAGCCTGAACCGGAAGTAAAGAAACCGGAAGAAAAGAAAGAAAAACAACCTGAATCTAAGAAAAATATTAACTCGGAACAAATCAGCTCATCTGAAATTGTTGAAATGTCAAGACTGGCTGCTCGTGGTTACACCGATGAAGAAATGGAACTTCTAAAAGACATTAAGAACTTAAAAGGACTTAATAACTTAACAGAAGCCATTGAATCACCATTGTTTAAATCACACAAAGAGCAAAAGGAAATTGAAGCCAAGAAAAACAAAGCACAACTCCCACCATCTGGCGGAAGTAGAATCTTCAAAGAAGGTCAAGAAACTACCAAAGATGATTTAAAGAATGCTTGGCTTGGTAAGAAATAGTTTAAAGATTGTTGATTAGTTCTTTATAAAATTATGGCATTGGGAACATCTCATATGTCCGGCACAACTCTAGCCGACCAAATACCAGAAATCTGGGGAAAAATGATTAATGACTTCTATAAGGAAGAATTAATCTTAGCTGACTTCTTCACAGATAGAAGTGAAGAATTATCAGACGGTGGTAACGAAATTTACACACCAAACATTACCGAAATGAGTGCTAATGTTAAAGTTAACGGTTCTCAAGTTACATTAAACGCTAATACAGATACAAATGTAACTCTAAACGTTGACACTTGGTATGAATGCTCATTCTTAATTGAAGACAGAGAAGCTGCTCAAATTAAGAGAAGTTGGAACTTAGTAGAACGTTATACAAAGAATGCTGCTTTCACAATCGCATCCGTATTAGAAGCTGCTATCGCTGCTTTATTTATTGGTTTCTCTAACTCTGTTGGAGCATCAACAACTAACTTAGCTGATAGTGATATCTTAAATGCTATTGCTACATTAGAAAGTAACATTAAGGGTAATTTATACAACGGTGACGTTGCGTTTATTTTCCATCCTATGACTTTCTGGAGACAAGTTCAAGCTTTAGATAAATTCTCTCTAGCTCAAAACTCTCCGGTTAATGACCCAACAGGTAAAAAGCCAAAATACACATTATATGGCTTACCAATTCACGTTTCTGTAAGTGTTCCTTACGTTTCGTCTACTAATGGTCGTGTTAATGTATTAGCTCACAAGGATGCTATTCACTTTGCTACTTTAGCTCTTGGAGCTGGTGGTTCTATGGGTGCTTTCGTTGGTGCTAATGGTATTAGAACTCAAGCTAGTTACGAATTACCTTACGTTGGAACTCTTGTTGTTTCTGACATCGCCTATGGTGTTGTTGAAAACAGAGATGCTGCTGCTGTAAGAATCTTAACACACGCAACAAAAGCCTAGTTCTAGTTAATGATTAATTAATTTAATTGTTCCTTGGGGGTATCAGTCCAATCCGATTACCCCCAATGGATTGGAAACAATATGAACAAGCCAAAAATAGGTGTCGCTTCAAACCTACATAAAATAAGTGAAGTAATAGATATTGATGGAAATAAGCTAAGTGGAATTAAAGGTCATATCATTGAAAAAAAGAAAGTATTCAATATGGCTGACTTAGAAAAAGAAGATAATAAAGTTAATGTTCCAAATGAAATTAAGCCAGGTTCTTTATCAGAAAAGATTGAAAAGAAAATTAATGATAAGATAAACGAAATGCTTGATAAAAAGATTGATGAAATCTTTAGTAAAATGTTTTAATATGAAAGTATACTACATAGGAAATCTCTATGATGGTTGCTACCAAGTAAGATGTTTACTCCCACAAATACATAATTGTTGGAATGGGTCTGAAATAAGTTTATTCAGTCCAAAGAAAACAAATGAACAAATATTTGTAGAAGCGATGATGTCTGATGTGATAGTATTCCAAAGACCAATGGAGAAAGAGAAAGTTGAAGTAGTTAGATTATTAAAAGAAGCTGGAAAGAAAGTAGTATTTGATAACGATGATACGTATAAACCTAATTCAGGTGTTCCAACAAATATGGAACGTGTCAACGCAAAGATAGGTAAAAAGTTGGTTGAAATGAATAGTAATATTGAAAAGTTTATTAAACAAGCCGACCTAGTTACTACTACAACAGAATTTCTAGCTAAGGAGTATCGTAAGTTAAACAAAAATGTAATAGTTCTTCCCAATCAAATAGACCCATTCAACTATGAAGAACCGATTAAGAATACCGGAGATAAAATAAGAGTAGGTTTAGTTGGCTCTGTATCAAGTAACGATGAATATTTACATATACTAGATGCTCTAGATTACTTAAAGGCAAGAGATGATGTAGAAATAGTAGTATTTGGTCTTCCGGATAAAGATGATGCTAGATTGGTAAATATGAGAAAGATTTATCAAAAGGAATTAGCGTTCTGGGAGAAATACGCAGACGAAAGAAAGCCTTTTGTTTCAATGGCTAACTACTACGAAACATTAAACAATCTAAGACTAGATTTAATGTTAATTCCACGTCAAGAAAGTTATTTTAACAAGTGTAAGTCTAATATCAAGTTCCTAGAAGCAAGTATGTTTGAGATTCCGGTTATTGCTCAAGGATTTAGTAAAGGAGATAGCCCTTACGACAAAGATTTAGACGGAAAGAATGGATTTATAGTTAAGACCGGTGAAAGTTGGATTCCAACGATTAAAAAACTCTTAGACGATAAAAAATTAAGAGAAAAAACTGGTAAAATAGCCAAAAAATACGTTCTAAAACACTATAACATTGAAGATAACTACAAGAGATGGGAAAAAGCTTATAAAACATTATATAAATAATAAAATATGCGTAAAGTATTAATAGACGATAGAAATTTACTTAAAATCTTAAATGATAAGGAGAGTTTACAGGATGAAATTAACTCTAAGATTGATAAATTCAAAAACTTAACAAGTAAAAGTGATAAATTACAAGCTAAGATTCAAGAATTACAAGAAGAATTTAAGATTGAGTATGAAAAAGTTAAAGAAGAAGTAATTAAGATTGAAGAAGAAATGAAACCTTATCTTATCAAGTTAGAAAGATATAAGGATAAAATAAATCCAATCGTAGAAAGTAAAGGTATTGAGTTAGGAGAATTTGAAATAGTTACATCAGTATCATTAGAAAAAGGTAAAGTAATGGTAGAAATTACTGACCTAGTAGAATCTTACAAAGAAAGTTTAAGAGCTAAGAAAGGAACTCCAAATGACACAACAAGAAATAGAAAGAATTAAAGAAGAAATGGATAGGATGACTCCTGGCGAAAGAATTAAACAGTCTATTGAAAGACAAGATTTAGTTGATAGAGTAAAGAAGTTAAAGAAACTAAGGAAATATAAATGAAGATACTGTTAACCAACAACCATCTAGCACAATTAGGTGGTTCAGAAACCTGGACTTATACAATGGCTAAAGAGTTACAAAGAAGGGGTTATGAAGTTGGTGTATTCACTCACGAAAAGGGAGTAGTAAGCGATATGCTTGGAGATTTAATGGACTACTCCCCTAGTGGATACGATTTAGCACTTATTAATCATAATACTTGCTTAGGAGTAGATGCTAAGTATAAGATATTTACATCACACGGAACTGTGCCTGAAATGGAGATACCAATAGAAGGAGCTGATTACTATGTGGCAGTAAATGAAAACGTTTCAAAAAAATATGGAATAGAAACTATCATTAAGAATCCGATTGACACCAAACTTTATAAACCGACAAGCGACATTGGAGAATTGAAGACAGTTTTGAACGTTACCGAAGAAGACTTACAACTTCCATACAATGTCATAAAACCGTCTAGGACAGAGATGAATATGCCAGAGCTAATTAACTCGGCTGAAGTGGTTATAAGCTTAGGAAGGGGTGTTTTGGAAACTATGAGCTGTGCTAGGAACGTGATTGTGTGGGATAGTAGACCTTATTGGGGTTCTAGGGGAGATGGATACTTAAATGACTTCTCTAAACTGACAGGAAACGTAGCTGGTGAATATTCACTCACCGATATTAACCTAGAAGAAGAACTTAAAAAATACGATAAGGAACAAGGAAAGAAAAATAGAGAATATATCCTAGAACATCACGATGTTAGAAAGATAGTTGATAAATATTTGAACATATGGGAAACGCACAAGAAAGATATCTAGCTCATCAAAAAAGAAAGAAAGAAGTTCTTTCCGGAAGATATGATGAAGAACTAACTTACTCCAAAGAAGAAATAGATACAGTTAAAACAGTATTTCATAATCGTCATTCTTCAAGAGTATTCAACGGTGAATCAGTTGACCTTACAGAGATACTAGAGATGGTTGAAAAAAGTCCTTCTAGTTGTGATAGAAAAGCAGTTGGTTATAAGATTATAGAATCAAGAGATGATAAAGAATTATTAGGTGGGATATTAGTCGGTGGTGCTGGTTGGATACATAGAGCCGATAAGATAGTTTTACTACTTGCTGATTTAGAAGATTATGGAAGTCCGGCTGAAAAAGATTTTATGCCATATCTAGATGCTGGTGTAATGATTCAGAGTTTTTATCTAGCTTGTGAAGTAATGGGTGTTAAATGTTGTTTCGTAAACCCAAATATTCGTGAGATAAATAAAGACATTTTTAAACAAAGATTTAGTGATAAGCTCTTTTGTGGAGCTATCATAATTGGAAAATAATATGGTATTTAATGATACAAGCAATAGAAAAGGTATAATACAAGAAATTGAAAAGAATACTGATTTAGGTATTGGATACATTTCAGGTAATACCGATTTAATGAAAGACTTCACAGCCGACATCAATGTAGTAGGTTCTGAAGTTTTTGCGTTAATATACTTACTATGTGGTAATTGGCAATATGATGATTCAAATTATACCGACCTTCCACAAGCAGTAACAGATTTAGTAAGTGGAACTGATAAATATCTTATTCCTGAAACAGCATTAACAATTCAAAGATTAGAATATAAAGATGATAGTGGTAATTGGAATAAGTTAAAAGCTATTACTAAAGAACAAATTAATTTAGCTGTTGATGAATTTTTAGAAGAAGATGGAAATCCACATTATTACAGAGTATTAAATGGAACAGTTGAATTATTTCCAGCACCAAACTTCTCTGTAACCGGTGGACTAAAGATTTACTTTGATAGAGCTAATGTTGATTTCACAACATCAGATACAACAAAGAAACCAGGATTTGATAGCTTCTTACACAATATTATTCCTGTAAAAGTAGCGATTCAATGGTTTGATAGAAAACAATCAACACATCCAAACTTAGCAAGGTTAATAGCAAGAGAACAAAAATTAGAAGCGTTACTAACAAAACACTATTCAAAGAGATTTAGAGATAAAAAGCCTGTGATTGGAAGGGCTAAAGTAAGTTTTAAATAATATAAACTAATTAAAAATATATGAACGCAAAAGACAACGTAAAACTAAGGGGTTTTATCTCCCTAACATTAACAGATAAAGATGGTAATGTAAAAGATAAAAGAGAAATTAAGAATACAATTACAA